ACAAAATGCCATAGCACTTGCCCATTTAGCCTGGTTTACTGCTACCACTGCTCTTGCTTGAGAACTCATACGACTTTCGATAAGACTTTGTTTTTTTGGTTTAATTTCAACTACTTCTGCTATCTGTTGTCCATGTTTATTTTCATATACTACAAAGAAGTCAGGGATATAGTTTGCACGTTTCCCGGTTAATGGATTCATATAAGGTATCGCTATTGATTCACTAGCCCATTTAAGTACGCTTTTGTTATTATCACAAAATTGCATAAACGTAAATTCCCATCCACTGCGATATTTGGGAATTCCTTTGCCTATGTATTTTTCTGTGTTTTTTGGTACAAATTGACCTTGTGCGTAATTAGCCATTATACAACTACGTTTCGTTGAACTTGTTGGTTGGGGGTTGGAACTAGATTGATTCCGTATAGAGTAGTTTTACTTTTTGTACTATTAAAATAATAAGACAATAGAGTTGTTGCTTCTAGATGTGTTTGTCCTTTAAAGTTATCCAGTAATGCTATTGCATCTTGTCCTGTTACGTTTGCAATTCTGAACAGCATGGTTGTAAAATTACTAGCAGTATTTGCATTTTTACTAATTGAATAAAAATATGAATAAACAACATCATATTCATTTGCATTAATTGTCAGTGAAAAATCATAGTACTGATCAAATATCTGTGTTATTTTATCACTGTATGTGACTGGTCCGTCTATTATTTTTGCCATGATTTTATTCCTTAGGGACCAGTAGTGGGCGCCGGCGATGTAGATCCGGTTTTAGATCCTAGTAAATTATTTATAGTAGAACCACTAGTGGGGAAACTAAATGTGTTTCGGTTGGGAGTTTGAGTGATTGAATTATTAACTATACCCAATGCTTCACCAGTGGCAATTTTTATTACGTTTTGAGGATTCTTAAATGTTTGCGCCGTAGCACCTGCTTTTTGTATAGCACCCAAGAAGTTTCCACTACTTAAATCGCTCATAATACCGCCACCTGCATCTACTAGTCCACCTGGACCTAATATAGTTGATTGACTGCCTGGACGAGCAATGGGACTCAGTGTTTTATCATAGTGATCTTGATTACCAAAACCTTGCACTTGTTCACCTGGATTTTTTCCATCTAGTGCACCTTCTAAATATTTTACAGTTTCAAATTGAACACTCATGGTGTTTGTCATGGTGCCATTACCCTGACTGTAGTCATACTGATCGTGTTGAAAACTATCAATCATTGGATTGATCAATCTGTATAGCACAAAATTATGTTGGTTGAAACCATATATATTGATTGCTTTGAAAAAAGCAGGTTTGGATCCTAATAAATTTCCTTCTCCTGAGTAACCCCAATCTTCACTACCGCTTATTGAAGGATCATATATAGTTCTTCTATTGATATCAGTAGCAGTCGCTGGATTTGGAGGACCTACAGTACTAACACTTTGTCCAGTGTCAGTTTGATTGGGGTCTTTGTAGTAGTAGCTGTAGTATGCATACCATAACTTACGAATAAGATTGTTGTTATCGTCATGAAATACAATATTTAATGGATCATATTTTATTTTGCTTTGTACAATTCTTTTGCGATTATACTGATTCATAGTATGAGTTTCAAGCGTATATTTGGGTAATTGAATGTTTTTTACTGCCAATCCAAAATTATTATCACTAGGAAAAACATCAGCAATGTTTCCCAAAGCGTTGGTGTTTATATCAAAATAAACATGAAAGAGAAATTTAAATTTGGGACTGTATGCGTAATTGTTAGCAACAAATGTTTTGCTTGCATGTTGAAAATCACGTAGATTTTCAGAACCAAAGAATCCGGCTGCAGCCTGTTTAGTAAAAGAAGAGGCCGCACTTGCGATGCTGCCTGTTCCTAATCCCAAACTTTGAGTTCCTAAATCAGATAGAAATCCCATATTTTATTTATATTGTGTGCTTATTTGCCGATACCTGTTACGGCTACTCCACCAAATGCACGTCCAACGTTTGTACCAATACCAGATGACAATGGAGATTGGATTGCGTTATCAAATCTGATTTGAAGTTGTATTGAAACTGGATCACTTGTTTTATAGTCCATGTTGTTATAGTTAACGTTTTTAATAAAACAACCATACAATTCCCATGTCTCTAAAACATTAGGAGTTAGAGTACCATTACCACCATCAAGTACTTCGTAATTGATTTGGAATTTGTAATCTTGACCACTAGCAGCACTTGCTTGTTCAACGAAATCCATTTGTTTCTGAATTTGTCCACCAATCAACTTAGTAACATTGCCTTGAGCATCATCACGTAAATTGATAGTAACTGCTTGCCATTCGTGCTTGCCTGCCAAGTATACTTTACTGTTATAAACATCAAGCACAACTTCACCAAAGTCAACTTGAGGACGAGTAATATCCATTACCTGTTTGGTTAATTCAGTGGTCGCACCACCTGTACCAAAATTAATGAACAATGTTCTGAAACGAAACTGTAGCTTGGGCATCAGCAAGCCTGAGTTGCTTGATGATGAATCCGCCGCTACGGTCATGTTGAACAATGATTGTGAGGCTGTTGCCATATTTTATCTCCTGTTATATAATATTTATTTTTTATTTCAATTTAGCTATTCCGCCTGTTGCTAATACACGAACTGGTATGTAGATGAATTCAGCAGCAATTGTTGGTTCGATAGCGATATCTACCCACAACTCATTGGCATCTATACGAGCAGGAGTATTGTTACTTGCATCACAAACCACCAAATAGTCGTATAAACCTCTTTGAGCAACTAGTCCAACAAACAATGATTGAACCACACCCGCCAATTGCGAACGAGTTAAACTATCATTTGGTTGAAATACAAACGGTCTTGAAACAATTTGCAATTGATAACGAATATACGCAATCAATCTGGCCACGTTTATTCTGTCTAGTGAGCTTTGACTTGCAAAACTGGATTTGTTACCATAATTCAATAAACCAATTCCAGTAAAGAATGTCAATGGATTAATTTGGTTTTCGTATAGTACATCACGTATTGACTGACGAGTTTTAATTACCTTGAACAATCCGCTCTTGGCGTCTATATATCCAATATTTGAAGCATTAGAAATTAGACCACGTTGCGTACCTGCTGGAGCGAACCAAGGATAAGCAATCGTATCATTATTAATAATGGTGTACAACATCATGTGACTTGCCGGAACAACTGCATCTGCACCTGACAAATCAGTAGTGATACCACTTGGATAGAATACACCAAGATATGTATCACGTGTTACCCAGCCATCTTCTCCTGTTTGTGTAGCAAGAGCCGCATTAGTAGCCCAATCTACTAGTGCAGTACCATCACTTGGCAATCTCAGCGGAGTATCTCCAATAATGAATGCAGTTTGATTTCTGTCGTTGTTTAGTGTAACCATGTCAGGTTGTAGTTCTGGATAACCTGGACATGTAATCAGATTAAAGAATGTGTCTTCTTCACGTATTTGCGTGTTTGTATTAATAGCAGATTTTAATGCCATTACAACCATATGACGTTGTGATTTACGACCCATATATGCTGCACCTGTCTCATCTAGTCCACTAGCATTCATCCATGTATATGGATATGATGGTAGTGATACACCTGTACCAAAATTAGCAGTGGTAAAATAGTTTGCACTAAACTTCTTGACATTGTAACCAGATAAACGTGTATTGAATAGTAACATTCCCTGAGGATACATGTCTGCAGCCGGTGCATCTAGATCAATGCGATCAATCGCTAACAGTGTTGATGCCTGTGGAATAGTTCCCAGTACTGGATCAGTTGTGCCTGTTCCATCCCAACGTGCATCAGCAAATAATATACCTGATGAACTTACTGCATCACCTTTATTAATATCAACCCATTGATCTACACCATTAACACTTTGCCAACGAGCTAGTGCAGGGTAGTTTTCTAGATCACCTGAATCAATCCATAAATCACCGTATGCCAATGGAGTAACTCCATCGCTGTGTGTTGTTGGTGTGCTTGCTGAGATGATTGGACCATTTGGATCCGTAGCATTAGTTCCAGTATGTACGGGATGACCATTTAAATCATATGCACAATTTTGATAACCTTTCCAAACACCATTTTGATTTACCATGATGTCAACATTTGATATTGTACTGTAGTACCAATATGCTCCATCTAGTGGTAATTTTGCCGGGGCATTTGGACTTACTGTATATGTTACTGGAGTCCAACCACTGATCACGATACCGTATTGTATATTGGCAATTCCGCTTACGTAAGCAACTTGTGTCACGTTGCCACTGAGACCAACGTTTTCAACACGTATAATTAAATCGTTAGTTGTATCAGCACCAAATAAGTGTGAACCATGAATTGTGATTGTGTCATTAATTGCGTAACCAGTACCGCCTCCACCTACTATATTTTGTATTTCATAATAATCATATGTTAGATTAATTTTGAATTCAGCGCCAACTCCACCTCCGCTGGTTGAATTTTGTAGTGCTGCGGCAACTGATCGGTTGAGTGCTGAGCCATAACTAACAGCTGGATTACTAGCCGTATCCAATCCCAACTGTACTAGTAGACCATTGCTAATTCCTGTTGTTGTATCTATGTCATTTAAGTAAATTTCACCACCTAGAGTATGTCTAATATAAATAACACCAGTACTAGCTACGTCTATCACAGTATTAGCTATGCTGAATGCATTCCATGAACTTACAAAATTATAAAGGTCAGTGCCATTGGTTGTTAGTACATAAGAATTAATATTGTTAGTTCCTGGTATTGATACACCAATATATAAGTTTAATCCATTAGAAATAGTAGGTAGAACTTGAGTGCCAAATACTTCGCTTACATAGCCTGACTGATAGGAATTTGCAGCCGCACCAGCTGGAACAGAAGATGTTTTTCTTTTGAACAACAACATTCCGGTCGTGTTTGCACTATTATTAGCCCCTATGGTAGCTATTGTAGTACCTGCAGGTATTGCCTGTCCTCCGGTATTATCTAGCATTGCAGTTGCATAGTTTGTTCCGTAATATATATTAACTGGTACACTAGACCAAGCATTTTGTGCAACACTAAATTGGTTGAAGGCAATGCCTATACCATTACCTGACACACTGGTTTTTATCCAAACTGATTTACTGGGATGTGGGAACTGTTGTCCAGCTCCCCATAATGGCATTTGGTTTGAATCTCCTGAAAATAGTTCAGGACAGTAGTATATGTTACCAGTAACGATACCTAATGCCCCTACTGGATCGTTAACACTGCTGATTAGTGTTATATAAGAGTTAAGAGATAAACTTGCATAAGAAATTACCAATCTTCCATTTGAATCTTGTCTTGCAAGTAAATTACTATCACCAATTTGATTAATTTTAGTAACTAGTGAGGTAATTGTTTCACCTGCAGAAATAGTTATTTGTTTGCTATAATTAGTAACAGAATAGTGGCTGCCTACATTGATGGTAAACGAATCTCCTGCTGTTAGTGTGGGGTTTGAATTGCTACCTGTAATTGTAGGAATTGACAATTTCCATTCACGAGAACCTACAACTACCCAATTGTTACCATAATTTTTATAAAAGTATGTTCCACCACTGTTCCTGCCGTTAGGTGCAATCTGTTCTGGTATGACAGCATACGAACCAATGGCGCCCAGATAGAACTGTGGAACACGCTGACTACCATAAGTAGTTAGATCGGATGCAACAGTTACATATGGTATTTGGTTAGTAAATGTACCAGTGGCTGAGTTGAATTCATATATTCCCCATGAACTATTGCTAGAACTGTCTAACCAATATGTACCATCTGGTGGATTACCAACTGGTCTTACCAGTGTACCAACTAGTTGTCCCAAATCAATATCAGCACGTAAAATATAAACACTGGATGAAATACCCAGAGCTGAGTAAGCTGCTAGTAATCCATATTCGTTTAGTTCATATCCATGAATTGGAGTACCATCAGCAGTCTTATAAAAGAATGGGTTACCAAAACTGGTTACCAAATCGCTTTGACTTGTGGCTAAGAATAGATGATTTGCATTTGTCTCTAGCGTTCCGCTAGCAATGGCGTTGCCTGCAGGAGTTGATTTATTTAGAGCAGTAGCTACTAAAATGAGAGGAGTTGATCCTGGTGCGGCTGGTAAATATTGACTTTGATCAATGATGCTTACTTGTACGCCTGGTGAATTTAATGCCATGTTATTTTCCTTTGAGTTATGATTTTGAGGGTTAACGCCCTAGTCGTATTATTATTTAGCGCAGAATTTTAAAAACTCGGTATAATCCCGCCTTTAAAGGTTTTTATCACTAAATACAAGATGAGACCAATATGCAAAACCTGTAACAAAAACGCCTGTGCTATAAACTATCACCGTAATGGTAAAACCTACTATCGCAGTGGTTGTGATGAATGTGGTAGAAAGAAAAACAAACTAAAGCCTAGAATGCCCAGTTGGCAACGTGCAGGATACAAGAAAAAAACCACATGCGATTTATGTGGTTTTCGTAGCAACTATCCTGCACAAATGGTAGTATTTCATATAGATGGATTGCTAGAAAATACCAGCATATCCAATTTGAGATCAATCTGTCTTAACTGTGTAGAAGTAGTAAAGAACAAGACTGTAAATTGGAAACGTGGAGATTTAGAAGTTGATTATTGATTTAATAGTAGCGTACAAATCTTCAATGCTTCCATTGTTATCTACCACATGGTCATAATTTAATCCAATACTACTGTATTCGCTGGCATGAACTTTGTGTTTATCTAACATATTTTTGCTCAATGCCCACATTGTATTTCCATCAGGGCCTTTATTATAAGACACTGCAGCATCATACCATGGTGGATTGGTACCTCTGATTATTCTTAAT